GTAATCAGCCTCTGGGGGTAATACTATCCCCCAGAGGCTTCACGCGCAAACTTGTACGCTACACTCGCACCATGTTTTGTTGTACAGGGGTTGGGGTGCGGTTGGGTGTCGGGGCTTCGCCCCTCACATTCCAGTTGAGTGCCACGCCTGGGCTTCGCCCATAATTGCATAGATGCATAGTCCTCAAGCCTCGGGCCTCCGGCCCTTCGGCTCTTCGAGCCAGTCAGATAATAAAATAATTATTTTAATGGGAGAAAACATACGGTCAAAAACTCCCGACATGCCAAATCAAGAATCGGTGTACTCGGTGGTGAGGTAGTAGCCAATGAAGTACTCGCCTCCGGAAAGAGAGGTGTAAACAGAGGTACCACCGACCTCAGAAAGCAGCACAAGGTAGACGTTGTTGCGCTGGTACGAGGTACTGGTCGTTCCGTTGAACTCCATAGTCACATTCAGAGGAATGTCAATCCGGTGGGTGACACGAGTGTCCTGGTTCGTGAAGTTCACGTTGGTGTCGATGATCTTGTCATACAGAATGTCGTACTGGGCCTTCTTGCTCTCAAGGAAAGGGCTGTACGTACGGGCATTGACAAAGATATCGGAGACGCCGGGGGTGTACGACGCACGCGTCTGCTTGTCACGAAGGACAAGCCACCTGTAGCACACGTTGCTCGTGTTCGCAGAATTCATGGTGAGAATCCCGGTGAGCCTCTTGAGTTGAACAGTGTCACCAATCCTGTCGGAAGTCCCAGCACCCTGTGCAATGGGAGCAATGTTCCACAGAATCCCGTTGGCAGAAATCGCCAAACCATCCTGGTTCGACAGGCTCAAGTCAATACGCTTCACTTCTCGAGTACTGGCGAGCTTTCGCACCTCCCGCAAAGCTTTCTTAGCAACTGCACCAGCAGACTTGCCAGAAGCACCGGCCATGGGACGCGTCCCATACCGGGGATACGTCGAGCGTCCTCGGGCGGAAGTGCGGGGGGCATAAAACGGCATGAAATTATCAGACTTAACACAACTGCATCAGCTTCAGTTTATAGAAAACCCCGGCTGTGCGCCTGATCCTTGACTCGTGACGGAACCGTCGTGTCGCGGATCGCTTCAGTAAGGAATGAGGGGGAGGTGGAACTGGGTAACCACAAAACGCTTGAGGAGTGCTTGAACTGTCTCGGGGCACTTAGCGAAGATCGCTTCGATCTTGTGGTTAGAGGTCACTACGATGCGGGCAGGGCGGAGGTTGATCGTAGCACCCTTCTGTTCGGCAGCGAAGGCATAACGGTCGGCCCAGATCTTGAGGTGGTAGCCCATCCAGTCGTGTTCGAGTCCAATGTCTTCGAGTAGGACAGTAGGCTGTCCGTGGTATCCGTCGAACCACTTGTTGATGGGCTTGAGGTAGATCGCGTCCTGGGGCCACTGGTGGCGGGCTGCCCATGACTTGCCAGTGCGAGGCGCACCATAGTACCAATAGCCGCACGATTCAGGTAAGTCGGCCGGCATCGGGGCATAGTCACGCGCGATGCGCATGACGGTGTTGTAGTGGACAAAACGTATCTGTGGATCCATCTCGTCAATCTTGCCTGCTTTGGCGAGGTCCCATGCTTCTTGGTACTTGGCTTTGGTGGATTCTCCACCCTTCTTGCGACCATCTTCGGGAAGCTGTCCGTGTTCGTTAACGCGGCCGTCCTTCTTGCAGTAGTCGGCAGCTTGCTGGGGTGTACCATTCATAGGCTCAAGGTGGGGGGAACGCCCAAAGAGCTTCTTCACGGCACTAAGTTCCATGGAGGTCTTCAACCACATGAACCCCTGGTAGTGAAGGGTGCCGCTGTCCCCCACCTCCTCACCCCAGACGATGTAGTCAGTCTTGGTCAGAGCAAGCTCCGACAGACTAATCTCGTCAGACGCGGTAGGGTTGTTGATGGTGAAGCACCATCCCTTAACTCGAGGTCCGCGTTTAGGCTGGGCCATTTGGGTCAAAGTTTGTGCTGACGCCATGTTATTTTTTTTGGATTAATCGGTTCATAATCCGGCCCGTTATTTCATGGCAAATATTTGCCATTTATGGGTTTCCACCATTTTCTGGTGTGTGTAATCAGCTGTTGTGTAATCAGCCTCTGGGGGTAATACTATCCCCCAGAGGCTTCACGCGCAAACTTGTACGCTACACTCGCACCATGTTTTGTTGTACAGGGGTTGGGGTGCGGTTGGGTGTCGGGGCTTCGCC